ATGATAATACAATCTACCATCAATATAGTATCTGCGGAAGATATCTTGTGCCATATTTTTGTAATTAAACAAACGAAGAATCGTATTGAATTCTTCTTTGATGGCTTTCTTAATTTTTTCTGGTTGTTTTAAGTCGTCTAAAACAATGTCGGTAATTCTACCATCATCGTCTTGTACAATAGCTTCATTAACAATATCATCTATTGCTGATTCTATTTCAGGTTGCATGGCCATTTCACGGTAACGAGAGATGAGTTCTACCTCATTCTTTGCAGTACCGTCAAGGTCAACATACGTACCATAGTAGGCCGCAGATTGTATTGTTAATGCGCCGTCATCAGAATTAGGAGGCGTAAAAGATTGCTGAACGGATTTCTCCTGTTCAGTCTGGTCACGGGAAATTGTGAAACCAAAAAGTGAAAACTTATTGTTTATATTTGCCATATTTTTTTCTTAATAATAAAATCAAAGTAACATAAAGGAGGGCACTAGGCCCTCCGCATAAAAATCAAGTAGTTGTGTTTGCTTCCCAATATTGATAAGCAAAAGTTACTTGGAACTCTTCCATTGCATCATTTGAACCCCAATCTAATTCGATTGGTGCCAAGTCTACTGGAAATAAACCAACAAATCTGTACGTTTTTAGAATGTCACCAGCTTTACCAAACTGTGTAACAACTGCATCAGTTGTATATGACGATGGTCTATTTGCTGTACTATTACGGACGTTGGTTGTGTTGCTATTGATAGCATTCATCCATGATTCTAAAGAATTTCTGATAATGAAATCTTCATCATTGATGATTGTTAAAGACCAATCTACGAATGTTCTGTTACCAGCAAACTTCATTTCACGACCAAAGTAATTAACAGGTACAGTTCCGATAGAAGAACCTGGTAACTGTGATGCTTTGGCCATGAATGTTGTCTTAGAACCGGCTAGAGAACCATTTGATGCAATGATTGGGTACACTAAAGAGACAGAGAATAGGTTAGGACGGGCACCGTCTCCAACCATATTTGCTCTGAATTCTGCTACGTTAAATGCCATTGTTTTCTCCTATTTCGTTTTATTTATTAAGCTGCGCCAACGATTGTTGTGAAATCAACGCCAGTTGCAACAGCAACAAAGTTTAATTGGATGTAATTAATTGAACGAGCAGGTTTAATGTAAATGTCACCAACAAAACGGTTGCCATCAATAACTTGTGGAGTGTTGTTTGTAGTGTCACATACCACTTTGAAGTCTGTGATACCACGGCGACCTTGTACGTCACGTAAAAATGGTGTAACTAAAGAAACAAATTGTGCTCTAGTGAATTCATCATTCAATTCAAACAATGAGAATTTAGCAGCAGTAGAAATGGATCTTTCTAGTGTGATAAACAATCTACGTACATTAATACGGTCAAATGCAGATGGTTTATTTTGTAGAGTCTTGTCACCATATAGAACAACACCTTGTCCAGGGAAAGATACCACTGGGTTTATACCAGCTGAATAGATTGTATCTCTATCTGATTTAGATGGATTCCATGCAAGCTTGATTGCATTTTTAACTTGACCACGATTCAAACCAGCAGGTGAATACCATGGGTCTCTAGATGTATCTGTTGCTACACATAGACCGGCAATATCACCGTTCAATGGAATCCAACGATATACGTTGTTGTATTTGTCGTATTGATATTTCCAACCAGAGTCTGCAACAACATAAGAAGATTGTGTCAATGATGATGACCAAGCGGTAATCAATCCAGCTTCTTGACCTGCTTTATTGATAACAGCAGAAGAAGGAGGTGATACGAATACCACGCAATCTCTACGTGCGTCTGTCAATGGGTCTGGATTTGCAATTGTACTGATGATGTAATTTTGCAAAGTTGTATTTGCATCAGCAGTCAATACTAATGAAACGTCAATTGCATCTTTATTTTTGAACTGGTCGTATGCAGTTTGTAGATTGCCTGTTGTTGGCACTGCATCTGTACCGTTACTCAATGCAGTTGCAATGTTACCACCTGGGAAAGATGTTGTACTAATTCTTGCAAAAGTTGTACTTGGAGCATTTTGTCCCCATGTAAGTGAAGTATTGTTGTAATCTACTGGGTCTGTTGCGTAAACATAACGTGATTGTTCAAATAATACTTGTTTGTAATAGTTTGTGTTACCGTTTAGTGTTGCGTCATAAGCCTTTGAAACGAAACCGAATGTTTCAAGTACTGTATTTGCAACACCAGTAAATTTACCTGTTGCATCAATAACAACAATGTGAATTTCATCATTTGCGCCAGCAACACCAGATGTGTATGCTGATGTAGTAGGTGCAGATTGGAAATAATTTTTGTATGTCCATTGATTAAACAATGTGGTATTTGCAGAATCAAATACTTCCACTTTGATGTTATTACCTAAAGAGCCTGGATATTTTGCAATAAAAGGACCGTAAGTGTTAGAGTTATTTTGATTTAGTAAAGTAATTTCAAAAGACGAGGTGTTTAATACTTGTACATTTGCAGAAGCAGATGCATTGTTAGATGTTGCACCTACCGCACGAACTGTTTTTAGATTATTACCGTAAGATAAGAAATTTGCAGCAGTAAAGAAAGATACTGCTGAATCAGTAGTAGGACCTTGTGGTGCAAAAGTTCTAGATAAATTTAGTTCATTGTCGATTGACATTATTTGATTGGCTGGACCCCATGGGAACTGTCCAGCAAAAGCACCGGCTGTAGTTAGTACTGAAGGAACGACTGTAGTTAAGTCAACTTCAGATACATTTACGCCTGGAGAGATTTGAAACGCCATTTTATTCTCCTTGAATTATTATGTGTTCTATAGGTAATACGATACCATAGTGATATTTATGAAACAACGGTTTTACAACCTGTTATGCATGTCTCGTATGAATTTAGAATATGTTTCAGAACCATCTGCAACTTCCCACAAATCACCACCCATCATTTCAAATTCATGTTCTAACCCATCTTCTATGATAGGTGCTGGAAGAATATCATCGTCCATCTGATTCATATTTTCTAATTGAATCTGTTTACGAATGTCATGATTGACAATTTCTTTGAAATATTGTTGAGTTGTAACCCAAGAAAAGATAACCAAAGACATTACCATATCGTCATTGGCACCTTGTTCAGCTGAGAAAGAGTTCTTTTGCTGAATAAAAGTTGTCAATTCGGAATATGTATCGAAATCATTAATTAGAAGTTTGTCTCCCTCAATCAAAGTTTTTAGGTTTGAACATCCAATTGCCTTGACCTGAGGTGACATTTTCAATCCCATTTGGATACCACGTGCAAAACCAGCAGAAAGTTGTTGTGGTTTCTTATTGCCTGTAAAGATTTTCCATAGGTTCTCATACTCAAAATCGGTATGTAATGACTCTGCCACCTGTGGATTGTTATTAATTTCTACCAAAATATAGGCATCATTGTAATATCTGGCAGTATTATAGATGACAGTTGGGAAAAGAATAGGTGTAATTGACGAACTCTTATATGTTGCCACTTGTTTATATGGTGTCTGTGAGATATCAATAACAGAAAACGCAGAACAGTCCAGATTTTTACCTTCAGAAACGTCAACTGTTATACAATATAAGTGGTCAGACTTGGCCTCATTGACACCTTCTTTGACTGGATGTTCGTAGATTTTTAATAAATCGTGTTGGTCTACAGGGTCTTTGTATACCAAACTCTGTAGTTTGTAACCAGAAATAAGGGTGTTTGATGAACCCAAGAACTCAGTTTCAAACTCCTGTGAGAACTGACGCTGAGAAGTGTTACGAATTGTTTCTTCTTTCCACTTTTCATCACGACCTGGTACCTGTGACCAATGAATCTCAAAGTTCACATAGTTATTCTTCTTGTTGATTGAATCCATCCACAGTTTGTAGAACAGGTTCATACCGTTCGGAGTGGAAACAATAATAATCTTTGTCTTTTTACCAGATGAAATTACAGGGTAAACGGAGTTAAAGAATTCTTCCGCAATATTGGTTGGAACGAAAGCGAATTCATCTAAGAATACAATGTTAAAAGAACCACCACGAATTGCCGAACTAGAGGTGGATGCAGCGATAATCTTAGACCCGTTCTCCAGTTCTACGTTACCCTTGTTCCAGGTAACCACACCCTGTTGAAGCCACATTGGTAGATTTTCATATGCCAACTGGTATTTCGCAAGAATGTCACGAGCAAGAGAACCTTTGTTGGCCAAAACGGCACAGTTTTGACTGTCTCTAAAAATTGTTTCCCATAACATATAAGCCACAGTTGTGGTAGTTTTACCAACCTGACGAGGACATTTTGTGATGACGAAACGATTGTTCGCAAAGAGCTTTAACATCTTTTCTTGAAAAGGCCACATTCTAAAGTTGATTAGGCCTTCATCAACGTTAACAATCTTTACATAGTTTTTGGCAAAATAGATAGGGTCTTTAGAACACTTAATGTATTCTTCAATCTGTTCTTGTGTATACTCTACCTTAACACCGGCCTTTTTAAGTAGGGGATTATCTCTGTATGCTTCACCGTATTTTAAGTCTACATCGTCAATCATTCACTACCTTTGAGGAATTTATTTAACTCAGCAGTTGAACCAACAAAGATGGCCTTGTCAATCTTGGTATCACCATCAGTTCTTTTCTTACCATCCATGTCACGCATTTGTTTTTGTATGCCTAATAGTTCTTTGTTGGCATCTACCATATTTTTAAGTAGAGTTCCATAGACCTCAAAGGCACGTGGGTGTTGGCCTGCCTTTGCCACTTTGAGTATTTCTTCCATGGCTTCTTTGCCTTGGTCAATAATCTCTTGCAAGTTTTCTTTGGACTGTTGGTAGGCATCAGTCAGGTCTTGTTTAATATCAGGTTCATTATATTTTACTGCAACAATTTCAGTAGTTTTTTTCTTTTCTTCTTCTACTGGCGTCACATCAAATATTTTTTCCATATTCTTATCAAAGGTATTCATATGTTTATGCTGTTGCTTTTATCACCAAAAATTGAATTACAGGAGCTTCTGCCGCCAATGCAGTATTGGTTACGTTTCTTATTGTTACGTTTGCTTGACCAGCTGATGTGTTTGCAGACAATACATAACCACCCAGAGTACCGGCACTAAAGTGGTTTAACATAATGTAATCGTTTGCTGCAATTAAGTTATTTGTTAGAATAAAGGTATTTGATGTATTGATACCCATGGCTTGAGAGAACAAAGAAATCTGACCAGTTGGTCTATTGATTGAAACAGCAGTTTGTCTACTAACAGTTTGTGTAACATAACCAGAACCTGATGTGCCCATTGCACCATAACCAAACAAACTATTTGCAGTTGCTGTGGTTTGTGTTATCAATAGGTTGCCAGTGACAGTTAAATTGCCACCAAATAAAGCACCTGAAGTATTTGCTAGTGCATTATTTGCTTTGGCGAACGATGTATTAGATTGTAAATAAACCGTATTTGATTGTGCAAATACAACTGTCAAATCTACACTTTTAGCCAATGCGGTACCACCAGCAGTAGCACCATCATGTACTGTTACTGTTTTTAATGTGGTATCAATAATAATTTCAGCATTTGCTCCAGTTATACTGGCCAATGTTGATGTTGGATATCTTCTAAGTTGTAACGTCTTTGCCATTTTTAAGAACCTTTAATTAAAGTTATTATACATCATACTCAGTTATGACTGTATTTGCAGTATAAGAACTCGTTGCATTTGCTGTTGCTGGATTTGGTGTTGTATCAATCTGTACAAACTTCTTAGGTGCGATATTAAAAGAAGTGAACATGTAATTTGCCAAAGTATTCACACCATATATAGGTTGTGTAGAAACAAAATCACCATTGATATTTGTTAGATGTAGTTTGTTATTTGTCCACATTACAACTCTGGCTGTTGCAGTTGATGTTTGTGCTGTATATCCTTGATAAACAGATTCACCGATTTGATATGTACCTGTACCTGATGCGGCATTCATACTAAATTCTACAACATCACCGTCAGAAATATTGTTGTTAATTGATGTAATAGAATGTGTAATAAGACCAGCTGATGATGGTTTACCAAAGATATAACCTTTGACTGTGAAGTTCAAAGTCCAAATAATCATTCTTGGGTCTTTTTCTCTGTTACCCTCATAGGTAATATCAGATGTACAACTGTTCAATACAATAGGAATTTCTTTAATGATTCCCATTTCTGGAACCATATTGATTTTAATGGTATAGTCTGGTGTAAAGAATGGTAGTATGTGTTCTAGTACTTGTGTACCATCTTCTATATTACGAACATATAGATATAGGTTGAAATCAAAATTATATGGAACTGGATTGTATTGTGCTATTGCACCACTGTTAGATGCCGCAAAGTTCTTGATGTTTGTATTTTGTTTTCTGGATGAATCGTATGATAGACCATTCATTTCAAATGACAGTCTAGGTAAAGTCATTTGAACTTTTTTGTCTAAATTCAAATCTTCTTCCAGTCTCATCACATATGATTCTTTGGATGCATATGCAATAGGTACCAAAAATCTTTCTTGCTCAGTCAAATCTGGATGGTATCTAACCAATGTAATGTCATTGAATAGATTGCCAAAACCCACTACAAGTTTTCTGATTGTTCTATTGTAATATGGTGTTGACATTAGATAGGTCCAAATGGGTTAATTTCAGAGAAGTCAATAATCGTATTGGCTTCCTCAAAAATATGTTGATTGTCATACACTTCATTTCTGGTAGAATCTAACAACGGATCAAATGTTAACAACATATGACTTGCATTACTTGATACACCAATTACCAGTTTATTGTCTACGAATTCACCAGTAATATTAGAAACACTTAATGTATTAGATGTATTACTCCAGTTTTGCACTGTAGCCGTAACGATTGCATTTGCATATGTGTTGTCGTTAGATTGAAACACAATTTCTTTTTGTGTATAGTTATGTGGACCGGTTTTGGTCAATGATAAGTCGATTGTATATGCAGACTGTGTGGCCACATCATCAATCTCAAATACACCAGTGTCGATAACTTCTTGTGAGTACTTGAATTTCTCCATTTCAAGTTCATAGTAATATGGAATCTTACGACCCAACATGAAGAAGTCTTTGGTCTGATTCACAAATTTAATTTCAAACAATTCACCAGTACCATTTAGAAACGGCACATAAATCAAATCACCTTCACGTGGTCTGGTCAATATTTCTTGTGGTACACGTTGAGTAAAAGAACGCTTTGATAAGATGACATTGATATTGTTTTTAATCTCAAGACCAAACTTAGAAAAGAATTCTCTTTCGCCACCATACTCCATAGAACTTGATAGATAAAATTCCACTGGAAATGCTGAACTGAATTTCTTAATCGGATCTTCACCGTAAAGAATGTCACGGTCTTCCGAGTTTTGAATTGGGCAGTAGTACGCATCAAAACCCATAATTTTAATAGATTCTGTAATCAAATCCTC